CGCTGGCGGGCGCAAGCCCTTTCAGCGAGCTTGTGAACGTGTCAAGTAGGGTTGTTACTTCAGTACCTGTCAGCTGCTCAGGGTCGCCGCTGCCAGCCGTCACCCGTCCGAGGATGCGGGCCGTGGTAATGTCCTGAATCTTAGCAAGTGATACGGCGTTGTTTGCGATAGTCGCCGCGAAGCTACCTGTGCCTGTTCCGGTTACGTCCCCGGTCAGGGTGATGGTTTGGTCGCCGCTGTTCGTGCCGCTGGTGTTGGATAGCTTGGTTTTTTCCGCTTCGGTTACATAGCGTTTATCGTTGCTATCTGCAATGTCGGCTGTAGTTGCGTCTGCCCCTGCGGTAACAAGACCTTTCGCATCGTAGGTAATTTTGGTCTTCGTGCCGGGTGTTATGGCCGCGTTTTCATCGACTTTGCCATCGAGTGCTGTCTGAAGACCTGTAATGTCTGCGATGGCCGCGTCTGCGCCCGCCGTCACCAATCCCTTAGCATCGTATGTAATCTTCGTCTTAGTCGCTCCAGTGATTGCCGCATTCTCATCGACTTTCCCATCGAGTGCAGTCTGAAGGTCTGTCTGATTGCTCAGGGTTCCGGTAATGGTTCCCCATGCAGTAGAACCGCCCCCGCCGCCGCTGCTGCTGATTGTGATGCTGTCAGTAGTTGCGTCCGTGGTGATTGTAATATTCGAGCCTGCGACAAGCGTAAGGGTATCGCCCGTGGTGTCTGCGACTACGTTCGATTGACCGCTTACGGCAATCGTGCTGAACAGGTTTTGGTCGCCTGTATTCGTGCCGGATAGGTTGCTGAGTTTTGTCTTTTCCGCTTCGGTTACGTACCGCTTGTCGGTGCTGTCTCCAATATCTGCCGTTGTTGCATCCGCCCCGGCTGTTACCAGCCCTTTCGCGTCGTATGTGATTTTGGTTTTTGTTGCCCCTGTGATGGCGGTGTTTTTCGCCACATATTCCCCGTTGAAATAGGTCAGTAGTGTTGCCTTCAGGTTCGCCCATGTAAGACGTTTCCAGATTGAACTATCCGCGCTATCCTGAAGCAGCAGCGCGTCTGCATCAATGGGCGTGGTCTTGCTTTCGGTCAAGTCCACATCGTGCAGTTCCTCAAGTTCAAACCCATTGGAAATCTTCACATAAATGCTGCCAACAGTAGCGTGAACCCGCTCCACGAATCCGATGATAACCAAATGGTTTGGAGCTTGTGGCTGTGTTTCTGTGTATCCTCCGGCTGTGGTCGGGGAAAGATACAGAGTCGCACCCGCTGTCAGGCCCAAGGTGTTGAGCTGATATAATGGACCTTCTGTAATAACTGTTCCCTCCGCTCCGATAGCGATGGTTTCCACCACGATGGCAAATGTGTTCTTTGCCGTGCTTTCGGTGTTGGCCTGCGCTTTCTTCGCCGCTATCCTGTTGCCCTGAGCTCCGGAGATGTAAACCACTTCGCCCTTCACCAATTGCACTCCGCTGTCGTTGTAGACTCTGGCGAATGTGTTCATGCCCACCTTCTGAGTGGCCCCGCCCTTCATCTGCAATTGCAGTGTGCCGTCACCGGAATCCCAAAATACCGAACCGTCTGTTCCGGGGGTGTTGGTCGGGGTGTTGTCAAACTCCAAGTTTCCGACCTGCATTCCCCATTCGCCTAGGTTTACGTCACCGGATGCGCCTGCATACGGTACAAGGTTAGAAAGCGCAGCAGATAGGCCCGTAACGTCGCTAATGGCCACGGTCAGCGTTCCAAACTCCAGACCGTCGGCTGTCGATTTTACCTTTACATATTTGCCGCCTTGCCCGGCATAGCTGGCTGGCACGTCTCCAAGGTCGATGAAGTCAGCCGCGCCTCCGCCGGAGCCGCCCCAATATTGCATGGAGTTCCAAGCCGCCGCGCCTGTGCCAACTTTGAATTTCCGGGTATCGGTTTCCAGACCTACTTCGCCTTCAGCAAGTACCGGGTTTGTGGCCGTCCATTGCGCCGCCGTGCCGCGCCTTAGTTTTATGGTGATATAGTTGCTCATGAAACGCCTCCGTCAATAGTCAGGGAGTATGTAGAATTGTAATAGCCGCCGTCGATGATTTGGATTTCCGCGTCGATGTTCGGAAAAGCGTAGTCGTTAGAAGGAACCGCACAAAAGTCCCGCTTAAAAGGTACGCTTACCTCAAAGCGAATTGCGTACCCGCTCACGGTGTCGGCCCGCTGTTCAAAGAATGGCTCTGCATCGTCATTAACTGCAAACCGCGCATTGCTATTCCGGTAAACGTATTGCAGCGTGGCCAGCACGTCCGACAAAAGCTGCTGCGTATCGCTCAGGGCGTCGAGCTGGTTAGACTGGTCGTGGTAAACCCTGTCAGCTACGGCCAGCGCAAAGCGGAAAGTTTGCTCAGTCTGGCTGTCGTCATCGCTTGAAAGCATCGTAACCGTGTCTGGAATAACCCAAAGCATCGGGTAATTGTCCAGACCCTGTGTTGCGTTCAAATCATATTCAGGGCCAACGTAAACGGCCCGTATCATCTTATGATTTTCGCCCGCCCTTCGTATCGCTGCTATTAATTGATTTAACGTCATGGGTTTTTAGAAATTTCAGCAGCAAGGCCTCGTTGCGTTGGCGCCATGCTTTAGCCTTTGGGGAAATAGAATCCGAAATTTTGTCCATCGCGGTTGGGTTGATCGACTGCATACGCCGAAGGGTTCTGCCATTTGGGATATAGCGCAGGGTTAAGACACAGGTATCGGTTCATGCGCTCGATAAAGTGGTCTTTTTTCTGCGCATATCCGGCCTCAATAACCCGCAATTCCTCAAGGTTAATCGGTGTCTGCCCGTTGCTCTCGAACTTCATCACGCCGTTGTTCCTGAATTTATACACCATAGGAATCAAAGAATCCTGCAACACGGCATACTTCAGAATGGGCTTTATATAGTCTTCGAGCAGGGTATTGTTTGCCGCACTCAGGCTGCCCGGAAACTGCGTGTAAATCTCGTCGTATAGGTCGGAGCCTATCGTATCGCGCAAAGTGATTTGCTGAGCCTCCTGCAAAGTCATTTGCAGCAGCTTAGGGTCGAGATTATCCTGAATGGGTGTGTTATCTTTCAGGTAAACCGTGTCAATGAAATACTTGAAGCTCATCGCGTTGTCCTCCGATACAATTTAGATTCCCAAATGTGCCTGCATTGCGGCACGTGAAGCGGTGGGGAACTGCCTTTGATGGTTCGCCAGCCGCCTCGCCTTTTCCATACGTCATAACCTAACTCTGCGCTCATTGCGTTGATTTCCGCGCGTGTGTAAACCTTCCCCTGATCTACAAGAAACTTGCAAAATTCACGGCTGCTGTTTTCGAGGATAACAGGCCCGGATATTCCCGGCGCTTTGGCGTACTTATACAGCACGAAGATTTCAGTTTTAAGGCCGCCGCTGTCGTTGATGGATTGCAGGCCTTTTTCGGTAACGGTTACGCTGCCAGCTTTCCAGTCAATTTCCCCACGCTCGGCCATGCCTTTGATAACGTCGGCTGCTTCGGTGCTATCGAGCCTTGCGCCCTTTGCGATGTCTTCGAGTGTGGCCTGCGGGTTATCGCGGATAACGGCCATGACGCGCATTTCCGGCCCTGTCAGTTCTGCGAATAGCTCCGGCAGTTCTTCGTAATCGCTTTCCGGCGCACCATAGCGGCTGAAAACTTCCTTATCGCGGTCGTCATTCCATCCGAACGGGTTTTGCTCGGAAAATTGCGCGGTGTCTTCGGTGGTGGCCACGTTCAGTTGCTTGTAGCCCCGTGCTTCGCGGGCTTCCTCTACGGTCGCAATTCCTGCTTTGAAGTCTTCGACAATATCCACGCCTGCTGGTTCGGCTGGCACGGTCTTAATTGTGCCAATAACGCCCTTGTATTGGAATAGGCTGGTAAACACGCGCTCCATTTGTTCCCGTTTAGGGGCTGAATATGCGCGGTCGAAAATCTCATAAGCCTGCATTAACTCATTGCGCCCTCCTAATTGACCCTCAACACGCACACCAAACAGCATTGGAGAGGTTACGCGGTGGGCGTAGAAGATGTTATCGCGCACGGTTTCCGAAAGCTGCAAATAGAGCTTGTCGAAGTCGGTCGGGCTAACGTCTATCAAATCCATGACCCGCTCGTTAGGGTCGGAGTGGGAAATCAGAATCCCGCCCGCGTTATCCGTTCCGGTTGTATTGCGCTTGAACTTATAGTCAAACTCCGCCTTTACGTCTTCGGTCGGTTCGCCCTTATAGACTTGAAGTATTTTACCAATCGCAAACCCGTTCTTGATGTTGTTATAGTGAAAGTCCGGTATTTGCGTGTCAATTTCTATGTAAGTGCGGGCCGGGTACCAATCAGGCAAAGGATAAACCCCCTCTCCCGCGCGGTATTGTTTGAAGTAAAACACCTGCGTTCCGCCCGGCTGCTCAGGATTGAAAGCATCAAATTGCAGCTTTTCGGCTTTGCGGTCGCTCCAGTCTTCGCAATACCATATCCGGCTGGCCCATTTGTCAGTGCGGCAAAGCTGAAAAGGTAGGTGGTAATATGCGACAACCTTCGTTCCCGGCGCGTTCCAGATAGCTTGCACGGCGTACCCTCCGAAATTCTCCAAGTCAATCGCGCATTTCAGCTTCAGGTCGTGCCATGATTCGTATGGGTTAGCCTGTTGCAGGGCAGCCATTGCGCCCGCCTGCTGGGAAACGGTTCCCTCAAGCTGAACCGATGTGTCTTTTCCCGCGATAAATTGCGCCTTTTGGGTTACGATTGCATTGTGCAGCGGGCTTTCATTGTAAAGCTTCAGCAGGTCTTCAAAGAACCTGTTATCCTTTCCAGCCGTGTACCAGTCTTCGCCGCGCTTCTCGACGAACTTAGGCGGGGGCGCCGCTGCAAAATTGATGCGTTGAAAATCGTAATTCATGACGCGGCCCTTACGATTGCTACACCTACCTCGACGGCTTCGTCTGCAAGGTCAGGGTCAGTGTTGGTGGATGAAGATTGAGCGTACAGCGTGAACTTGTGTTCACCCGTGAGCAGCGTTGCCGCCTGCGCTGTGGTGAGCGTAAATTCATTGTATCGGGTCGGAAAGGACGAAGTATCGGTCAGCAGGAAAGATGCGCTTACGTCGCGCGATTCGCGGCTAACCAAGTTGAACAGGAAGTAATAGGGCGGGGTCAGCGTTACCTTTTCCGTTCCGGTAAGGTAAAGCGTCGAGTTCTGCCCCTGAGTAATGACTACCATTACTTACAATGGCTGTTTTTGCAAAATGCGGAAGCGAAATTTTAACCGCCTGATTATTAGCGTGTTACGCGGGTAGCGTTGCGGGGCGCGGTCAAAAGGGCTACCTTTGCACGCAATGACTTTGAACCTACCGACGGGCTGGCATGAAGTAAGCCTCGGCCAACTGGTCGAGCTTGAGCAGATTCGCACACGTTCCGATTTAGATGCTACGGAGCAAATGACGCAGACGCTTTCCATCCTTTCCCGCGTAAATATTGACACGGTGGAAAGCCTGCCATACGCTTACCTTATCGGGAAATACAACCGCCTGCAATGGGTGGCCAGCTACCCCGATACCAAGCCGAAGCGGCCACGGTTCAAAGTGAAGGGCAAAATGTACCGGATAACGACAAACCCCGCCAGCCTGTCAGCAGGTGAATTTGCCACGCTGCAAACGCTTGCGCAGGATGGGGCTATAATCGAAAACCTTCACCGGATAGTTGCCTGCCTGATGATTGAGCAGCGCAAGGTTCGGCTGGGATGGCAGGACGTAAGGTATGGAAAGGTTGAGGCAGCGGAGCAGTTTCACGTTAAATCTGCCCTTGTGCGGGAACATCTGAGCGTTGCCGACTGCTACCCCTACGCGCTTTTTTTTTCGACGCTCTTGCCCGAATTATTGAAAGTTTCCCAAACCTATTTGGAGCGGACGGCGAAGAAAATGAGGCGGGAGCTAAGGAAGGAAATGCGGGGTGGCTTGTGATGTTCTACGATATGGCAGGCCGCGACCTTACGAAGATGGATGCGATAATGTCCATGCCGCTAATGGAGTTTCTGAACTATGCGGCTATGCTGAAGACCATTAACCGCGATCGTAACGAGCGGCTGAACAAGGCGGCAAAGGGCGATGTTCGGGGATATATCGCGGCGCTTATCGGTGAGATGCTACCATGAAATACATAGACTTTAACGACGAAAAACTGCCTATTGGCAAACGCAAACAAGCCTATATTAAATGGGCTGTAAGCAAAGGAACTGATATTGAGCAAGCAAAAAAGCAAGCCAATAGAAAGTTTGGATTTGAAAAAAAGCCTGGCATTATTGCACTTGTAACCGATTACAGCGGTAGAATGCAGCAAAGGTCTTTTACCGGAAGTGAAGAAATATTTTTTGGAATTGACCTACGTAAGTATGAAAAACACCATTACGAGGAAGTTGTAAGCGATGAACAGGTTCAACGCATTAAGAAGAAAGCTGCTGAAAAAGGATGGGATGTAATAGAAGTAGGCATCCATTCATGATAGCATGAAACTAATCTACACCCGCCCTTGGCTTGCACCGTACCAGACCGCGATAATAGACGCGCCGGAGCGTTACACCGTGACCTTCGCAAATACCAAGGGGGGAAAAACCGCCTCGCACATCGTATGGCTTTTCGAGCAGGCGTTACAAGGTCGTAAGGGGCAAAGTTTCTGGTGGATTGCGCCCGTATATGCACAAGCGGAAATCGCTTTCCGGCGGTTCAAAGAGCAGACCTCGGCGCGCCTGTTCACCGCCAATGAATCAAAGCTACGGCTTCAGCTACCCAACGGCGCACTGATTGAGTTTAAGAGCGCGGAAAAGCCCGACAACCTTTACGGCGATGACGTTTTCGCGGCTGTGTTCGATGAGTTCACACGCGCACGGGAGGAAGCATGGCACGCGCTACGTTCGACCCTGACCAAGACACGCGGGAAGTGCAAGTTGATTGGCAACGTGAAAGGGAAAAAGAATTGGGGTTATCGGCTGGCTGAACGGGCGCGGCAGGGCGAAGAAAATTACAAGTTCTTTCGCATAACCGCATGGGATGCTGTCGAGGCTGGTATTCTGGAACGCGAAGAAGTGGAACAGGCAGAGCGCGATTTGCCCGCTCATGTGTTTAGGGAGCTGTATTTGGCTGAACCTGCCGACGATGACAGCAACCCGTTTGGACTCGAACACATACGGCAGTGCATTTTGCCCCTTGCGCCCGGCCCTGTTGCATCGTTCGGTATTGACTTGGCAAAGAGTAAAGACTGGACGGTAATAGTCGGCCTAAACGCCGCAAAGAAAGTGTGCTATTTTGCCCGGTTTCAAAAGGATTGGAAGGCAACGACGGACGAGGTTGCGCGTGTCGTTGGCAGGCTGCCCTCTTTGATTGATAGCACAGGGGTAGGCAACCCGATTGTCGAAGACCTGCAACGCCGCTGCCCCCGTGTGCAGGGATTCGTTTACACTGCGCGATCTAAGCAGGAACTGATGGAAGGGCTGGCCGCATCCATCCACAGCCGGGAAATAGGTTTTCCCGACGGGCCAATCGTGGATGAGCTGATGAACTTTGAATTTCAATACCGCCGCACGGGCGTAAGCTATTCCGCGCCTGATGGGTTGCACGATGATGCGGTCAATGCCCTTGCCCTATCTTTGCATTGCAGCCGCGTGAACAAGGCCGCTGTCTGGAGCATACAATGAGCGAACACCTGACCTATACAATCATAGCCCGCCGCGACCGCGTGGAAGATAGCTGGCACTTCCTGACAATAGCAGAGGCCACGCGCCTGAAGAAACGTCTTGAGGCAGAAGGCTACACCGTGAACCTGATACGTGAAGACACTATCGCAGGAACTCGCAGGAGCAACTTGGGTTGAATCGGTCTGCAAGACCTTTGCCCCCACCGCATGGCAAGACCTGCGGCAAGAGCTTTTTCTGCTTTGCTGCGACGAACGAATAACACAAGCACAGGCCGCACTCGACAGCGGTTATCTCGAATACTTTTACATTCGATGCGCGGCGAACCTTACCCGCCAGCGTGGCCGCATGAACCTGCACAGCACGCGCATACCTACTGAAGGGCTGGCCGAGTGTCATGAATCAATACCGGATAAAGCGCCAGAGCTGCACGAAGGCGAAGACGCCACCCTGCAATCGGTCGGGGCTGTTTATGCGGGTTTAGATTGGTACGAACGCAAGCTAATTGACCTGTTCCTGAGCGGCTGGAGCGTGCGAAAGATTAGCAGGCAGACAGGAATAACGGATAAAGAAATCAGGCGCGTGGTGAGGCTGTTTCGCGGTCGGGTGTTGGCAGGGATATAAAAAGGAAAAGCCCCGCTTTGCAGCGAGGCCAAACCCTGTAATGACGAACACCTCAAACACGAAGGTGTCGCAAATTTACGAAATAGACAGCGAAGTCAGCACGGAACTTTGCACGATTGCGGGCGGTTCCTTTTCCGCATGGGTAAAGGTCAGGTCGTAACCTGTCATATCGCCCAACGCTGTACCGCTGCCGTTGGTTCCGTTCGACATATCCATGCCACGTGTAAAGCCCATCAACCAATACTGATTTTCATTGGTTTTTACAACGGCAACAAGGCGGGCCGTTGAAAGCAACTTCACCTCGTTACGCTTTGCAGTAGACAATTTACGGAGCTTGATATTCAACTCGCAGGAATTGAAGGTGGTTCCGTTTTCTACGTTTGTGGTAATGGTGTTAGTGAAGCTGGCCGTGTCCTTCGGCAGCTCATATTTGAAAAAAGCCTTGCCGCCGTTAAGCGTAAGGGCCGATACTTCACCGCTTGACAGGGTGTAAGACGATACCGCCTCATACTCGACAAGCCAAACGGTGGAAACGCCACCGACCGCATCTTTGCAGTCGTGGCTAAATCCGGTGGTTAAAATGCAGCTCATGTTTTTTGCTTAAAAGAAAGGGCGGGCTATTTACCCGCCCCTTCGGTTATGGTTAAATGAATGGGCGTTTACAGTGAGAAGTACACAATTTGGGTCGGGAACGCTACCTGCACCCCGTACTTGAACTCAGCGTTGAAGATTGAGGTCTTTTTGGGCGCATCATAGATAAACTCAAAAGACTCTTCCTCGCCTGCCAGATCAGTACCGATGAAGTAGTTAGCCCAGTAGCTAAAGTGGATTTTGTTGCTTCCATTCAGGCCCGGCAGACCGTACACCGTGGTACCGCTGATGGGGTCAATCAGTTGGAACTGGTTAGCCTGCTCAGGGTTGTAGTGGAACAGATTTGCTCCTACAAGGTACTGCTTGTAAAGCAGGAACGTGTCCACACCCATCGCAAAGAAACGGTCGGGGCGGGAAAGGATGGCCTTGCCGTCGGTGCTTTCCTGCGCCTGAGTAATCATCTTCAGGATTGCGTCGTCGATGTTGCTTGAGGTCAAGCTGGTGAGCTTAGTCCATCCGCCGCCTGTGGTCGGGTTGCCTTCGATGGGGTCGCCTGCTCCGCCGAATCCGAGTGCGCTCAAAATGGTGTTGAAGCCGTCGAATTGGTTGTTTACGATGGTTCCCTGCCAGATGTCTGTTTCCAGTTCGTTGGCAATCTTCGCTACCTTTTCCTGCCCGATAACCTCGGCAAAGGGCAAGGTGTTGTCACCGGATGAACCTGCTGCCATTTGGGTTTGCATCCACTTGGTCTTCAGCGTTTTCGGGCACAGGGTTTCGTAAACGAGAATATCGCCTACGGTCAGAGTGCGCTTTGAAAACGTGGTGGTTCCAGAGGTGGTCGGCTCGCAGCCGTTGGCTTGGAAGAAAACTGTTGAGTCAAGAATGTTGAGGTTATCGCTGGTCTTGATACCGGGAATCACCTGCCCGGCTCCCTGAAGGAGCGCGGCGGTGGGAGCGCCAAAAAGCGCTTTTGTGAGTAACGGGAGGGAGTCTTCCTTGCCGTACCCGTCGAGGTCATTGAGGTTAAATGCCATAGCTTATTTGTTGTTTTTGAGATTGCGGAGATTTTCGGCCACCTTAGCAAGGCGGTCTTCGGTGGATTGCGCTGTGCGTCCGAAGCCCTGCGGCTTCTTCACAGGTTCAGCGGCGGGGATAGCGGAAAACTGCTCGATTACCTCAAGCGTCTTGCCCTGTGCGGTGGTCAGGCGGTCAATAGCAGCGGCCAGCTTTGCAAGCGCGGCTTCCTGAGCTTCAAACTTGGCAGCGTATTCCGATTTGAGCGCGGAAAATTCCGCCTTCATGTCTTCGCCGTCCGGCATTTCTTCGCCTTCCTTCAGCATGATTTCAGTCACGATACCGCCTTCGGTGGTAACAAGTTGGCCGTCGGCTGTTTCGTGCGTGCCGTCCGGCGCGGGTACGAACTCACCTTCGGGGGTCTGAACTTCAAGCAGTGCGCCTGATTCGAGCGTTTCACCCTGCCAGCGGATAACGGTTCCGTCTGCGAGTGTGCCTTCACCGAACTTTGCGGGTTCTCCAGCGGGAGCGGCAGGGGCTTGCTCGCTGAATCCAAGCAGAGCGCGGATTTGGCCGATTGTTGATTTATGATCCATGTTGTTTGAATAGTTGCTGAGTATTTCGTGGATTGCCGCCATCGCTTCGGCGTCTTCGTCGGCGGGGCGGTCGGTGAAATAGCCTTCGATGCTGAAGCCTTTGAACTCGCCCGATTTAACCTTAGCCCATAGCGCATCGTCCTGCACATAGTACGACAGGAACCAAGAGCCAGCGGGCGCGTCTTTCCATGCTTCCGGCGGATTGATGCCTCGCACGGGGTCAGTGATGAAAGATTCGAGCAGGAACAGGCCGCCAACGGGGCTGCTGTGTTCAGCATTCACCGCGTTGTATTTGCCTTGGGTTGCCCACATCCGGACAGCCTTTTCAATCGTGGCCGCGCTAAACTTCACCATGAACTCCGAGCCATCAGGGCCGCGCCTGTAAATGGGCTTTTCAGCCAGCATGGCCGGGCCTGTGATGATGTGCTTTTCTTCGGATTGAATCGCGAAGGTGAACGGCTGGTCTTGAGCGTTGAAGGCGTGGAAATTTTCCTCGATGGCAGGGGAGGACACAAGCGATACCTGTGTCAGGCCGTCACCTTCGTTCAATTCCAAGTAATAAACTGGTAAGCCCTCCATTACCTACAATGGCGGGTTTCAAAAAGTGCGGAAGTTTTTTAGAAGAACCCCGGCTGCGCTTTACTTTCCTTCGCTACCAATTCAAAGGAAAGGCGGATTTTTTCGCCCGTGGATTCGCCAAGGTATTCCGCCAAATCCTCGAAGGCTTGGTCGTTTATGACGCGGCTAAAGAATCCAGTGCCCTCGCTGTTGTTGCCGTAAAAGCCCTTAGCGTGAATTTTCTTAGCTATGGCATGGGCTAATGATAGGTTGCGCTCCTGCACCGTCTGGCTGCTTTCCTGTGCTGACTGCCTTACCTGAATGCCTTTCGATGCTATCCACTCTTGCAAGCTCCTGATTATCGAGCCGTCCCCGCTGTTGCGGGTGGGCTTGCGGCCACCGTCCACCCATTGCCATTCTTCCTGTGCTGTGATTCGCGCAATGACTTCGTTCCCGCGCTCGATTATCTGAGTGCCTTCCGGCCCTAAAGACTGCCAAAGCGAACCCGACGCGAAGCCGGGGCGGGTGTTTTTGCCCTTCGGCCTGTTACTCAGTAGCGATTGTTGAAGGTCTTTCGAGGTTTGCTGTGTCCATGCGAACATCAGGTCGGAAAGCGTGTCTCCAGTCATGGTAGGCTGTTCGATTTCAGCCCTGCCCATCTTCGCGAAGGCCGCCCGCTGCATGGCTTGGAACTTGCCGTTCATATTACCGATACCCCCCTGTTCTGCCTTACCCGGCGCTGTGTTCCGGTTATGTCCCCTTCGGTGACGTACACGCGGTTATCGAATGAGCCTGCAAATTGAGTGCCGCCGCCAAGGGTTGAAGATGGCATGGAAGGGGCTTGCAGGTTGCGGCCTGCGTTTATGTTTCCGAGGTTGCCTCCGCCGCCGCCCTGCTGCACGTTGCCGGATTTCACGATGCGAATCGCCCGCGCTGAGTTGGTGAGGATGGCAGCGGATATTGCTGCAAATTTAGCAATACCTGCCAGACCGCCCGTGGCCACGTTATCGCCGCTCATGGATTGGGTTACAGCCAACGCGCCGGATATTGCCTTGCCTGTGTCGTATGCAATTTGAGCCAGCGCAATCGCTTTGCCTACCTTGGAATTTTCGCCTGCTATTTGTGCTATGGCGCCAAGGCTTGCAAGAACGTCCTTTTCAAGCTGCTGTTTTAGTTCAGCCTCGGTTTTAGCTATTGTCTTACGCTCTTCGCTTGCTGCCTGAGCGTCTGCGAGCCGTATACCTTCGATAGCCTTTTCAACTTCTATGGTCGAGGCTCCCGCGTCTTTAAGCGCCTGTAATTCGTTGATAAGCCGCTGCTTTGTAATTTCGGCCATGCGCTTCTCAAGGTCTTCTTTTGAAGTAGCAGCACGCATAGCGGCCAATTCCTGCTCATCGTAAAAGCCCTTCACATAGGCCAGCTCGTTATCGAGTGCCTGTTTGCGCATCTGCTCCGCCCATTGCGCGTCTGCTATCCTTTTCTTTTCAGCCTCTTGGGCAATGCGTATGCGTTCCTTTTCTGCATCCTCAGCCTGCTTTGTTAGCTTATCCTGTTCTTCCTTTTGCCTGTCTTGTTCGGCCTTCGAAGCCGCCTTACGTTCCTTTTCTGCATTAGCATCAATGGCCTGTATTGCAAGTTTGTGGCCTGCAACTTTATTCTCCATGTCCGTCAAGGCTTTTTCCTGCTCCCGCTGTGTTTCTTCAGCCGCCTTTTGTTCCTTTTCCGGGTCGAAAACAAGGCTAACCATTGCATCCTTTGTTTCGCTGAACACCTTAGCCAGCCCTGTATCGTAACCAAGCATCGACGCCAGCTTATCGACGAGCTTCAGCAGCCATTCAGATGGCTTGGTTATGAAGTCCAGAATCCCGCGAAGGATGTCTTTGTTGCGCTGCGCCGCCTGTATCTGCTGTTTTGCCTGAGCCTTGCCCGTTTCAATTACCGCCCTTTGATTGTCAATAGCAGTCTTCAGCGCCGCAATCTTCATTTCAAGGATTTGCCGCTCAGATTTGCCCTGCAACTTCAAGATATTGTCCTGTGCATCGAGGGCATCCACGTTGTCCTTCGATGCCTTCAGCCGCGCTTCCTGCGATTTGGCTAATTCCTTATCCGACTTTGAAACGCCGTCGATGCTAAGGTCGAGCTTTTGGAATAGCGCGATTAACGCCGTCACCCCCGCGATAATCACACCGATACCCAAGGCCATACCAATCGCACGGGCCGCGCCCGCCGCCGTGGTAAACGCTGGCACAACCTTGGAATAAATCATCTTCGGAATATTTCCAAGCTGAAATTGTACGTCCTTCAGCGCGGATATTCCCTGAGCGAAAGCCATTGCTCCTTGCACGCGCGCCATCGACTTTTGCAAATCTTCACTTTCCGAACCTAACAACGCCGCTGCGCCCTGAGCCGCTGCAAACCCGTTGGCCAGCGTGGCCGTGATGTTCGCGAACTTTTGGAAGCGGTCTGGATGCAAGCCCTTAACGGTAGCGTTAAAATCCTCCATTTGGTCGCGCAATTCCGCAACCTTCTGCGCCGCCTTCACCGCTTCGGGGCTGGTCTGTCCGAGCGCTTGAGCTAATCGGAAAGCTTCCTGCTGCGCTTCTTTCAGTTGAGCACGAAACGACTTAACGCTTTCATCTCCCTTTACAGAGGCTTGCACCTCAACAGGGGTTACTATCTTCTTTGCCATTATGGTTCTTGAATTAAAACTATGTTCCAATCCGCGCCGCTCCACTCGATTGCAGGACGGAATTTGTCACCCGTGGATGGGTTACCAATGTCTGCGTAATTCATATCTGTAAGCCCCCGCGTAAGGTCTACAAATGTTTTCAGGTTGCGGGCGTTGCTGCCATCGTTTGAAGCCCAGCCGAAGCGACGTACGGGGCGGTCAAACCCGCCGCGAAGGTCAGGAAATCGGTCATTGTTGTCGTCCTTAATATCAAACCCCCCGCCTGCTGTTCCTGTTTGCGGGGTAAATACCGACGATGTTTTGAGTTTAAGGAACTCGCACACAACAAGGTCTGACCCTCCCACGGGGTAATCGGTAATCTTATTAAGTCTGAAGTATTGACCGTCAAAAAAGTAAAGGTCTCGAAATAGCCACCTTTGCCACTCCGCGGGGGTTATGTAAACCCGAACGCGAACAAGTTTGCTGTTGCGGTCCGTAATCTCGTTAATGTATTTACGCCAATTCCGATTATACAGGTTGTTGTTTGTGTAGTTGATTCCAGCTGGCAAATTGATGTAAGCGGGCATTCCGAAGCACAGGTCTTTTGTAGGCGTAAATGGGTTGTCCAGATGGCCCGCGTGCGGATAGCCGTTTTCAATTACTTCACAGTTTACATTATTTAGGTATGTGAATTGGTCGCAGAGCAGCCAAGTTGCCGTGGTAATTTTACCGGACCAATAAAGCAGCCGCAATTCAGCAGCCGCCTTGTCAGCCGTGGTCATGGATGCGATACGAAACTCGCCCCCAGCGTGAATGTATGGCGTGGATGCAAATGATGTTTCGATTTTCTTTTCCTGCTGTATGAACTCGTTATCGACTAATATGCGAGCTTCGCCGTAAACGGTTCCAATCGCTTTGAAATAGTCTTCGCTGTCAATGTCTTTGCCTTGCGTATATGTAAATACATACGGGTTGCCGTCAAGCTCTCCCATAGGCGTAATTTCAAAAGGCTGGCTCCTGTCAATAATCCCGGTAATATCATGCACAACCGTATCGCGGTAAAACTCATCACGGGGCGCTATGTGTAAAACATTAGTTCGGTCCGTTGCCTCAATGTATAGGTTATCAAACCGAATAAGGTCTTGCAAGAATTTGTCCTGCTGCCAAGGTCCGGCTGAAAAAAAGCTGTTAAAGTTTACCGTTTGGTCTTTGCCGTAGGATTGTTGTAGCGCCCGAATAGTTAGTGAAGAACCCGACTGAATGGTTAAAGTAAACCCGGAAAGAATTGTTGTTGCGCGGCTGGTAAGGCTGGCATCGTAAACATTTTCAAGCCTGATTTCAATTTCTTCGCCATCCCCTGCATATACGTCAAATACATCATAAGGGGCTTCGCGGCTGGCTCCTACAACGGCCTGATTGACCATGATTCCTACTGTGAAGCGCTCAACAAATCGGCCTCCAACGTAACAGGCAAATGCGGCTGATAGGTAAGGGTATGTAACATCACTAAGGCCCGATACGTTTATTTTGATTCCGACGGATATCCCATACTTTGCCCCGCCCGCCGGGCTGGTATACTTACCCGTTGCAGGGTTATAGTTGCCGCCGACGTCGCTCACTTCGTTATTGAAAACGATTGTTTGCCCTGCGGTATAAGTCGCATCCGTGGACCGGGTGGCCTGTGCATACCGGGCGTTTACTTGGTCTTCACTCAGTTGCGCATAACCGGGAAAAGGTATTACCCTGCTTTTGAACTCGTCGGAATTAAAGAAGCTGTCGGACGTGTAGCTGTACCCCGCATCCTCGAAAATCTCATCAACAATACGCTTCGCAAACACGCATGGTAAGAAATCATCCACGGCCCAAATGGAGTAGGGTCGTTCTTGCCTTCCGCGGTCAATCATCGGGTAAACGTACCCGTCCGCCCAATCATGCGACCATGAATCTTTAATTGCGGTTCGGCTCAGGGTGTGGTTCAGGTCGGAAAGGTCTATTTCAGACAGGCGCTTGTTGCGAATCTTAGCGAAGAAGTCAGCCGCTACTCCGTGAACGCTCACTTCATATTCGATTTCACCCCCGCGCACGATTGCGATGTTCAGCAGCCGCACAAACCCGCGCACCTGCTCCACTTCATCGACGGTAATAAGGGCCGCCGCTTTCTTGTTCGGGTTAAAGTCCGGCGCGAACTGGGTACCCGTGTTGAGCTGCTCCTGTGCAATGTCGAAGATGTGGCCGAACACCCGGTTGTTATTCGCGGTGCCGGGTATGCGAAACGTCTTGCTCCAATCGCTCGACCGCTTTTCCGGCTCCCGTATGTCTGCGATTTCACGCGTAATTAGCAGCGGTTCGTCGGCTGTCAGGTCAACTTGGCGCCCTTCGATAAAAAAGCGCATCATAACCTTTGCCTCCGATCCACCAAGGCGCGGCGCATTCGCACGGTGTACTGCACCAGCCCGTCGCGGTTGTAGCGTCGTTCAAACTCAGCCCCCGGCATGACTACTTTCTCAAGTGTGGACCAATTCGCGCCCATGTAAACCACAGGGGAAAACTGCAACTGCTCCATTAACCGCGCTTCGTCGTCTGTCAGCCAATCGGTATTCAGTTCCCATTCTTCGGTGATTGAGGTGTTAAAGTTCTGCACCCCGCCCGTCTTTAGGTTGTACGAATACGCGCCCGCGCTGTATGTGAACGGGTCGCGCTCATAGGTCTTTTTCTCAGCATTGAGCCGCTCAACCGTGCGCTTGGTGAACGTGTAGGAATCGAAGCCTCCCAAGGTGTTGAGGAAGTGAAGCGTCACAGGGTCGTACTTGCTGCATTCCGCGTACAGATCGAATCGGTATAGCTCCGAAGCCTTGCCCGTGTAACCGGACGGCCAGACCTGCACGGTGTAATATGCGACATCGGGCCAGCCTACGGAAAAGCCCACATCCTCGAAAGTGCAATCCACGGCCAGCAACCTGTCAGCCGTGGCGGCGTAGTTGTGCGTCTTGGTTTCGGTGTCGAGCAGCGTTCCGGTCGGGCCGTAGGCCTTGAACTCAAATACCTTGTTAGCCGTGTCAGTACCGAACAGCGCGTGTAGCGTGTGCGGCTCCGACGGCTGAACCTTGCGGGTGCTGAGCGTGTTCAGGAACTTTGCCCCCGCTGTGCCGCCGGATGCGGTCAGGTAGTCGGCGGGTAGGAAGGTCGGGAAATCGTAGATCGGTAGGCAGGCGGCCCATGAGAACTTGTTGTTGAAGTTGACCACTCCCGTAGTTTCCACCGGAACCGTGCCGTTTTCGTATCCGAACCGGGCAGACCATTCGACAAGGCGCGGCTGTCGGGTTATCGCGGTTGAGGATGGCGGCGTAAAGTCGGTTCCAACGTAAGACGCTAAAATCTCAGTCACATTGAAGACCGCCTCGTTGTTGGCACTCCCGTACCGTATCGGTGCCTTGAGCTTGGCAATGACCGAACCGCCTATCAGTATTTCGCACAGGTAGCGGAAGTTTGCCGCTCCGGTTATCGCCGTATCGGTTTCGCGCGTGACGAAGGTCAGCGGGTTAAAGGCCGCCGTGTATTCGCCCGGTGACTGCTGCAATGAATAAGCCATTACTTACAATGGCTGAAAATGGGAATTGCGGAAAAGCAAAGGGGCAGCTTTCGCCACCCCTCCCATCCCTTTGTTTCATGCGGCACATCTACGCGCCCTCACGGCACGCAACTACACTCCGCTCCGCGAATCTCTCGCGGCAGCATTCGGGGCGGTTTGAACCGGGCATGGAGTCGAACCACTACCCACGTTTAAGACTGAGCCACAGTCACCGCGATTAGCTGTCGCAGCCGTAGGTTTACCCGGTGTAATTACGCCCCCTCTTCCGGGGCTAATATCTCACGC